GGTGTTGAATGTGAACGTAGCCGCCCGACCTTGTGTGGCACCAGAAGACCCCGCCCCTGCTCCCTGCCCCAGCGCATCCTCTATCTTGATGGACATTTGATCGACATGGGAGGTGATGNCCTGGCCTGAGAGAGTTATGCTGTATGCCACTAACGAAAACTCCTGCCAGCCCCGTTTAACTGGAGTTGGCCGGTCAAGTTGTTGAGCACGATGGCAGTGAGCACGCGCCCGTCCACCACGAGGTTGATGGTCTGGTTGCCACCATACCCACTCCCCCATGCACTGCCCCCTTGATTGGACAGTGTACTGCTCATTGGCTGATTTACATTCAGGTGTATACTGGCAGCTAATCCTTGTGCAGCCTTAGCAATGGTTGGTATATGCTCATGTATCTGTTTGGCCCACATGTTCACCATATTTGGCATCCACTCATCATCAGTAGATAACGGCCCCATTTTTGGTGGGGAGGTGTGTCTTAGTGGGTTGTATATGGCCGCTGCTATTTGGTCGGCTGCATTTGCCACAGCCTGATACGTTGACTCAATGCCACTAGCAAAGGAGTTTCCCGCCTCCTCACCATAAGCGAACAGGTTAATGGATGTAGAAGTAGATGCCGCGTTTGCCAGGCGAAATCCAGCCTGCATAGTGCGTTGGTGGGCTGCCTCTAAACCTGCGGCATATTTTTGTCCGGCAGTAAGTCCAGTTTGTGCCAGGGCTGGTACAACAGGAGCCACGGTAGTAGTAAGGTCATTCGCCAACCGAAAGGCCGCGTTGTGTGTCGGAGGGATGCCGTCGTTTATGCCCTTAGCAATACCCTTTCCAGCATCAATCGCTAGTTGTCTTAGCCTGGCAGTATCCGTTGACATTATGGCTACAACATTGCCCATGCCGTCGCGCACAACAACATAGTTTTTAGCCACCCCAGCAGCCTGTAGCTCGTCCCATAGTTGCATCGTGGTCTTGGTTTTATCGTTGAGGTTGACCCCCCAGCTTTCGATGAGCGCGAGGGTCTGGTAGGTCATGTACCCGAACTTCGTCTGTATACCCTTGGCTGACTGGTCTACGGAGAGGGTCATGTTGTCGAGTGCAGGATTGAGGTGTTCGGTTATACCCATTCTCCATGCCATCGCCGCAAGCAGTGCATTATGCTGAGCGTCTGTTTGTTTTCGTATAGCGTCTGAGTTACCGGCAAAGGCTTCGTGGGACTTCTTGGCGCTGTCTGCTAATTTCTGCAACATGTCTTTGAGCCTGTCCCCCCAACTCACGTCTGTTGTTAGTGGGGCGATCAGATTGTTGAGGTTATCAAGCAGTGTTTTGAGTTGAGGGGATACCTTCTCGCCTAATTCACGTCCCACATTGGATAGCGATGTTCTAAACTTATCCCACGATCCGGTAAGGTTGTCGGTGGCCTTTTTGGCGTCTACTGCGGAGGAAGTATCTCTCTGCTTGGCCTGCAAAGCGTCCCACTTACCTACGAGGTCTTTCAGGATTGCCGCTGCCTGTCCACCCTTTACATTGAATATTTCCTGAAGTGCAGCGACCGCCTCCTGTACTGGCATGTGTTTCAGGTCGCCAAACAGCGTGGTGAGTACGTCATGCAGCGGGCGCACACGGCCATTGGCATCGAACATAGCGTTGCCGAATATTTTGGAGTTGACCGCCCACGTCATGAAGTCCTCTTTGAGCGGTATGAGGTGCAGTGCTTCCCCCTCGTTATATAGTGCCTTTAGGGATGCCTGTGTGCCATTGAAGCCATCAACAGCCTTCTTAGCCGCCGTGTCGCCAGTAGCAAGCAGTTGTGACATGAGGGTTTTCAGGGTGCCGTTGGTAGACAGCGTAATGAACCCCAGGTGTTGCAGTTCGTTTGCAGCCTTGTTGGTTGGGTCTACGAGTGCCGACAGCATATAGCGCAAAGCTGAACCGGCCTGGGAACCTGATAGTCCTGCCTGCCCCAACAAGTCCAACGCCAGGGTGGTTTCCTCCAGGGAGAAGCCAAGATCGTGTGCCTTACCACCTACCTGGTTGAAAGCCTGGATCAACTGGTCTACGTTTGGTATGCCACCCTTGAAGGCAGCGTCGAGCACATCAGCGGCATGTGTAGCCTGATCTGCACTAAGACCGAACATCAGCATAGTGTGGCCCAGCAGTTCGGCGGCCTTTACCGGCTCTACACCTGTTGCCGCTGCCAGATTGACCATCGACTGAATAAGCAGACCATTTTTGTCAGTGACTTGTGCTGCGGTAAACTGTAGCACACCCAGTTCGGCTATACCCAGTCCTATCTGTGTGTCTGTGTAAATAGAGGCATCAGCTATACGGATCAGGTCGTCTTTTATCCGCACCAGAGCCGGGCCACTTGCTCCCTGCACATTGATGGAGATACGGCTCATCATTGTCTCGAACGCAGCCGCCTCCTTGACAGCCCAAATAAGAGCAGCGCCCAGGCCAACAACAGCGCCCAACCCAACCAGCATTCCGCCGCTTAGACCAAGGCCAGCGCCCCCCACACCCCTGAGAGCACCGGAAGCATAGATAGCCTGCCGCCCCACCATACCCAACATGTTATTGATGTTGCTGAGCGGTGCCGTTGCGGTATCGACAAGGAAGAGTCTGATCCCTATGTCAGCTACATTTGCCATTACGTTATCGGTCTACCTTCTGTTATATCCGGGCGGTCAAAGTAATCATTGTAATCATCGTCGCCAAAGCTAAACTCTTCCACAAACCCTTGCTTCAATCCGAACTTGTAGTCGTCGCCTGCTTGCTTTCTCTCTACCTTCTTGTTCTCCTTAGCCTGGTACGCACCTATCTCCTCAAAAACAATCGCCAATCTCCACGCTTCGGTTTCAGGTAGTCTAGCAACAGTATCAAAGTTCCAGCCAAACTCCTTATAACAGGCGTAGCGAAAGGCGAAAGTATCAGGGTTTATTTCTTCTTTGCCGGTGCCGCTGACGAGGAGGCTTCGGCGGACGGCATCACGAAAGGGTCTAGGCTCTCCATTGCGTACTTGGTGGCGACTATGGTGCGGGCTGCCAGTGCGTCAAGCAGTCCGCCGTCTAATTGGGCAACCGTTTCGGGAGTGATAGGTACGGACTTTCCATCCTTTGTAAACGGCCAATGCTTCACCCCGGTCAACACAATCGTATGGGCAAATGCGACCTCATCTACATCCCCGATAATCTCCGCCTTACCGTTCGCACCAATGCCTACCTTGACCCCCGCTGCCCTGATCCGCTGCTTGTCCCCCAGGTTGAGATGCCGCTTGATCCTAAATGGAACCTTGCGCCCGTCCCACTCTATCTCGATGAGTAGACCAGGATCACCGTCGTCTGAAAAGTAGTCCTCGAACTCAAATTCCTCTCCCATTTATACTGCCTCCTACGTTGTATACGCCGCTACGGTATTTTGCACGAAGCCGGTGAAGAGTGCCGATCCTGCTGTGGCTTGCACCTTGCCCGCCGCCTTGATAAGCACGTTCTCCTTACTCGTATCGTGCTCCATCGTGTCCCAGTTCACAATCGGGAAGACCATGTTGAGTTCCTGGTTGTACGTGGTCTGAGCAGATATAGAGAACGTGCCGCCCGTCAAACCAGCACCACTACCAGTCAGCGCCAATCCGTCATTGAGCAGCGGCCCCAGGAAGGAGACCGTATATGGCCCGCCTGCCGCACCGGATATAGTCGCATTGGCTCCTACGCTGGAGAGCAACTGGAAGGCCGTCTGAGCAGTGGCACCCGTGGCGTTGAAGGCGATACCGGCAGTCGTCTGTCCGCCGTATGTAAGTGTGAATGTGCCTGCTGACGGAGCACCCAGGGTCACCGTGTAGATTTTGCCTATAGTCGGCCCCTGCACATCGAAGGTGAGTGCGTCTGCCGTATTGTTTCTCCACCGCTGGTACATGGTGTCATTGTCGAAGCGAGCAGTCAGCGATACAGCCACATCACGCTCCCCGAAGTAGACAGTCACGAAGTCCGCAGTACCATTGGCCGGATACCATAGCAGGAGTTTCTGGCTGTACGTTATGCTGAGGTCGATGATATCCTGGTTCACCACATTATCCACCAGTTTGATCGTGGGCAAGTAGCCAGCGAAAGGCAGTAGCGTGGAGTAGGTCGGTGAGGGCGGGGAGGTGTAGGGTTGCGCGAAGAGGCCCATATAGTCGTGGTCGAACTCAAGCAACTGCCCATCGGCTACAAAGTGCAGCGTGAACTTCTCCAATGCTGAGAACGGGACGAAGTAGACCTTGGCGGCGGCATCCATACTACGGGCGATGGTATACGTTGGCGGGATATTCTGGAAGGTAAAGGCGTGTGAGGAGACAGTAGGTGCCGCAGCTGCATTCGGTTGGGTGGTGGTGGGGAGTCCTATGCCAGCCCACAATCCAACGGGTGAGGTGTCGTTATACCACGGGCCAGCCATGTTGACTGTGCTCTGGCGTACTGAGTCCACGACGCCGTAGTTCGCGTTCCTGTCACCTCTCTCTTCATTGAGCCACACTCTCTTCTTGCCGCCCTTGAAGACAGCCTTAGTGGGTAAGTAGCGGGTTGGGGGTGTGACTGCGGTGCCTGGTGTAGCCTCCTTAGCCATCCCCGTCCACGTGAGTTTGCTGATCGCCACGGGCTACTCCTAGTTAGTCGCCACGAGATCGACGGTTACATCGGTGCAGACGTTATCCGCATTGCCAGCAGTAAGAGCGATACGCAGCATGTAGGTATGGGTGTTGTTATACGAGGTCACAGCAGTAGCAATCTGCGCGTTTGTGAATGCGATAGCCTGCGTGGTGGCTGTCGATATCGCAGTACCAGCAGCCACATTAGCAAAGGCCGCACCGTTGTCGCTTATCTGTAGTGTCGGTGTCAGGCTAGGTGTAGTGCCGGTTGGGGCCGCTCCCGTGCGCGTAATCATCACAAACCCCGGCTCCTGACCCCAAGGGAACTGGCGGCTGAAAAACGTGGTGCCTATGAGGCCACCGGATGCCGCGCTTATTACCTCGTGTGTCAGGATCGGTTCTTGTCGAGTTATCATGTCTTTCCTTATGTGTAGCAGCCGTAGAATTTAACTCATGTATAGCTGATATTAAATTCTGTTAGGGCATCAAATTCGACAGCCAGCACCACCATCGGCTGACCTGCCATGCTAGCCTGTGTTATGGTCAAGTTGGTCACATTCAGCGTCCTGGTCAAGCCGCCAAGACTCTGATTGGGGAGGGCGGAGAAGAAGTTGAGCCAGGGCTGGATATACGTGTATGCTGTCTTCAAATTCTGGTCGATCTCCCTCCGTCTAAATACATGCCGCAGAGAGAAGGTGTAGGTTATCTCGAACTTGCCACTCGTATCGCCGCCGCCCCTGTTCTGATTAGGCTGCACCCCATGCCTACCGCGCAAGAGTGGGACGACTACCTCGTTATCTGTTGGCGATCTATCAGGCAACTCCTCATAGACATGCCCCACTGCTGGTATCTGTGTGGCGACCCTGCTGGCGATGGCGGCGACGATTGGGCCTACTACACTATCACTTGGAGTCCACGGCCCTGGCACTTACTTTACCGCCCTGCCGACGCCCTCTTGCTTGACCGCCTTCACCGCTTCACTGCTTGGTTGCTTGGAGACGACGGCAGGAGTCCCTCGACTGGCGGAAGTCTCGTGACTGGAGACAGGCTCTTTAATCGGTGTCTTCTCTGGCTGATCGGGGTGTACTGCGGAGACGACTGTGTGGTGGGCGTTGATGTTGGAGATGAGCCAGTGCGCTAGTTCTTCGTCTATACCCTCGAACTCAACCACCAGCGATTTGGCCTTTGATGCGAGGAGGCTCTCGTCATGCATGAGGGAGGATAAGAGAAATCGTCCCTTGTCTGTGCCCTCGACAATGAATTTGATACTTGCCATCTTACACCTGCTGTCCTATCAAGTCCGCATACACACCAGGGAAAAAGCCTGCCGTGCCGCCGGGGGTTGCTACGACTCTGACATACGCCTGTGTGATAGCCCCCTGAGTTGTGCCTGTCGCATACGGCGTTACCTGAACACCAGCCGCAGTGATGTTAGCTAGCGCAGCCCCAACACCTGTCCATGTTACCTGGTCGTTGCTCTGCTGTACCACGAATAGGAGAGTGGGAGTTGTGCCAGTGACCGTACCAGCCACACGCACCAGCAGTACCCATAGAGCAATGTTGTCTGTGGCGAACGGAGCGCTGGTAAGTGGGCCGCCGATGTTGGCTCCTACCGCTCCAAAGGTTACTGGCGGTGCTGATAGTACGCCTTGAGAAGTCGTGGACGCCACCTGTACCGTCTCATTGGACAGCACTTGAATTACTTTACTTAGCATTAACAGTCCACCCCCGTAAAGGCCGCCGTTATATTTGGGAAGTTGGGCGTCGTACCCGCTACCGTCCAAATTATTTTGATAAACTTGCCAGCCACCACCCCCTGCGTTGTGCCCGGCCCATACATCGTCCTCTGCTGGCCCACCGCATTAAGTGCTGCCAATGCCGCACCGATTGTATTGAAAGTGATGCCATCATTAGAGGTCTGGACGGCATAGGTAATCGTCGGCGTGGTGCCAGTCGGGGCGGTAGAGACAACGACATTCAGTACGTGCCGCTTTGACCCGAAGTTGGGGATGACGGCTGAGCTACCACTGGCACTGACTGCTGTGTTGTTGTGTACTTTAGTATGAACACTCATGGAAAATCTGTTGCCGTCCCGTTGTGTTTGTCTATAACGTGCTGCCTCTCACATAATATTGTCTTGACCCAACCATCAGTGGCAGCGGGTTCTCCTACGTCAGCCAGGTAGTCGATGTAGGCGCAATCATAATGCCAGTTGCCTGCTTGACCGTCCCTGCGCTGTGT